ATATATATTTTCATTTTATTTTTAGGGGCTAATATTTTTTCAACATACTCATCACAACACTTTTGTGCAAATTTTTTAATATTCTTAAATTTTTTATTATCTAATATATAGACATCTTTACTAATAGAGTTACTAATGTTTGTGTAACATTCTACTTTTTTGATAAGACTTATTTCTTCTTTTGTAAATCCTCTGTCCATATGTTTTTCAAAAACTGGTGTAGGAAATAAATTATGTACTGTGCTCATTATAAAAAAGAAAAGTTAAATGATACGATTGTTTTTTTAGTTTTATTATTTATTAATGGTGAACGATGCAGTAAAAACGATGGGAATATAAGTATATTACCTTCTTCGATAGGCAAGTCATATCCTTTAAATTCTGTTTTATATTTTTTATCTGCTAGTCCAACATAGTATATTCCAGAAAAATTACTTTCTCCATGAGTGTGCCAACCATAACCGTAGCTTTTTTCATACTGATGAAACCAATGATTGTGATGCCATGTCTTTTGTTTAACGTCTTTGTATAAATCGTTTTTTAAAATATCAATGCAATTGTCTGCTAGTAATTTTACGTAGTTCTCCCAATAGGTTCTTTTTAAAGACGTATCTGTTTTCCAATCTGTTTTATATACACCTTGTGTTTTTGTTGATGGCGTTTTATCTATTTCTTTTAAAACTTTATTTTTTATTTTATTATGATCTTGCACGTTGAATAGATACGTATAATTATTGTATTTTAAGATCAACTGGCAGTCCCAAACGTTCTCGTTTGTCATAAATATTATCTGATCCTTTCTTATTATAATGCAGAAAAACCTGTGTGCACGTGTTTTTAGTAAATTTTTCTCTCCAATGTTCAAACTGGCAGCCATCGTAAATTAATATATCACCAGGATTTAGAGAAACTTTGTATGTTTTTTTGTTGAAATCTTTTAAATATATAGGCCACATATCTCCACCAAGATTCATGGTTGCAGATACCGCACAAGAAGCGCGATCAATATGTCTTTTTAATTCATCTCCCTCTTTATATATTCTGGCATAAGAATAAGTTGGAATTAACTTTAATTTTAATTTTTTTTCTATTATTGGTAATACTTTTAACAATACTATATCCATGGCAACATCCCCATAAATACAAAAAGAATTAGGTATTTGAGGGTCACCATTTAATTTACCATGTATCTCAGAAAATGGAGATATGTACCTTTCTTTAGTTAATACTTTTAAAACTTCTCTTTTTTCAAGAAGATAGGTATTTAAAAAATTACACATGTCTTTGTCTAAAGTGTTTTTAAGTACCGAATGTTTTTTCATTTATATCCTTTATATATTTCTTATGATCTATCAAATTCTGCCTATGATTATAAAATATTTTGTAAAACTTTTCAATATCTTTTTGATCTATCTCTTTTATTTTGGCTCTATATTCTTCTTTAATTTTATTAATTTGCATTAGTTTTAATTCTTTTAAAAACACAGCAAAATTAGTTTCATAAAATAAAATATAATTGTTTTTAAAATCTTCAAATACAGGCAATCTATTTTTCCATTTTTTAAGATTTACTTTTAAATTGTTTGGTATTTTTATAGATAGGTCTTGCCAAAAAGGACTATCTTTTTTACCACACAAATAATGCATTAGTACAAAGTCTCGTATATTTTCAAATAAGGTAGTGCATGATTTATTATAGTCTGCTATCTCTGTAGAGTTGTAATTAGGAATATGGTTTATTAATAAAAAAGATTGTTGTATGCAACTACCAATAGAAGATGCTTCTAGGGGTTCTATAAAATTAGCAGATAAACCCATGGCAACACAATTACCAATCCAGGTTCTATCTATAGCTCCTGCATCAAATTTAATATTTTTACCTATCTCTATTTTATAACCAAGGTATTCTTCTACCTCTTGTTTAGCTTGTTGTGCGTTTATGTATCTGTTATCAAAAACATATCCATTACCCCATCTACCTTGAACAGGTATTCTCCACATCCAACCAGCCTTCATTGCTCTAGCTAAAGTATAAGCAGGGTATTTAGAGGTCGCTTTTGTAGGAAAAGCTATAGCCTCGTTCATAGGTAGATATTGTGAATAAGATATCCACTTGCCCCCTAATTTTTTTATTAATAACTTTTTAAAACCCGTAGCATCTATGTAAAAATCAAATTTATATTTTTTATTTAATGAAGCTATATTTTTATTTTTTATTTCTATGCTTGTTATTTCATCTTCAATTATAGAAATATTTCTTTCTTTACATTTTTTAATTAAATAATTATTTAATTTAAAAGTATTAAAATGAAACTGATCTGAGATATATTGATGAACTACTTTGTTATCTTTTAGTTGATCTATTTGCGTGTACTCACTTTGTTGTAGATTATTTGTTATGGCATAACCAAAACCTGCCAGATATTGTTCTTTTCTTATATCAAAAATTTGAGGAGAAACCTCGTGTATAAAATCTTTATCTGTCCAATCTTTAAAAAGAATTCCGTATTTTAAAGTAGCCCCTGTTTCTTTTATTATCTCTTCTTTATCAATATTGCAGAATTTTAAAAACTGTGTAAATTTATTTTCACTACCTTCACCTACACCTATAATTCCAATCTTGTCAGATTTAATAATAGTGATATCTACGTTTAAACTTTGTTTTAACATCAAAGCCGATATCAGCCCAGCAGTTCCGCCACCAACAATACAAATATTTTTCATTTAAAATTTTCACCATTTGCCCAAACAACTAAACTATATCTAGTTCCAGATTTTACAGGTTTAACTCTATGATACACAAAAGAAGGAAATATAATAATAGTCCCTCTTGAAGGTTTTTCAATTTTTATTATCTCACCCTTTGCCGTTTTAAATTCTATTTCACCCCCAACATAATCTTTTGGATCACTTAATACTATAATACCTGAAAGTTTTCTTATTAATTTATCGTGTACAAAACTGTCAGGGTGCCATCCGTAATGTTGATTTTTTTTGTATTCTGTAAATTGAAAAGCCTCGTATCTATCAAATTGAAAATTCCAACCAGCATTTTTGTTGGCTGTGTGAAACAACACGTCAAACCATTTTTGAATCCATATATCTGATAAAAAACAAACGTTTGAGTTTCTTGTTTTTTTATCTGGAACAACATCATCATCAATGTAACCAACATGTTTATTTGTTTGATTGCCTAATTTTATAACGTCGTTACAAAAGAAGTCTCCTAATTGATCTTTAAAAATCCAAACATATTCTTTTAAAATCATAAAATTCTTTCGAACTATATGTATACAGGATATTTATAAAAAGTAAACTAGGCTGGGTTCCAAGAAGAAGTCGCAGGATCCCATATTTCTTTTGCTGGTGGATTTAAGGGTTCATCTGGGTTATCAGGATCTATGTAATTAAGACGCTCCCAATATTGATTATCCTCATTCCATTCCTCAACCATGTCTACAGAGTTTGCTGGTTTTGCGACAGGTGGTTCATATTTACCTGTAGTTATATTTAAAGTCCAACTTGGATATAGTTGTGGCTCAACAAAAATTGAATGTTCAACATTCCAAAAAAATCCAATCCCTGCGTATTGACCTCGTGTGCCATCTTTATAAGTTTGAATCCATTTATCTCCATTAACTGATAGTGGAGGTAAATTATCAGCCTCAGCAACTATCACTCTAGTTATCATGTTTTCAATATTAACTTCTGCAAAATAATTCATTAGAATGATATCGTCCCTGATACGTTAAACGTTGCTAATTTATCACCACCTGGGTGATCAGAAACTGAGTTTGATCCAGGAGATACTGATAAAGCCGCCCCATCTGCAGCAGGACATCTTAATACAATTCTTCCACTTCCACCTGAAGATGGACCAGGAAAAGATTGTTTATCTCCACCAGCCCCTCCGCCAAGTCCGTCAGTTCCAGGAGTATTTCCTGCGCCGCCACCTGAGCCTCCAGGTGATCCATTAGAAAATTGCCCTCCATGGCCGCCTCCAGCGCCTCCGCCACAAAATCCGACTGGGCTTCCAGTAATATTTGACACTGTTCCAGAGCCACCATTTCCACCATTATTAGAAGCATTAGTTCCGGAACTTCCGGCTCCTCCGCCCCCTCCACCTTGGGTTCTAGGGTGACCGCTACCGCCAGGATTTCCTTCAGATGGTGAAAACCCACCAGCGTTGCCTGTTCCTCCAGGGCCTCCACTTGTGCCTCCGCCCCCCGATCCTCCAGGGTTTCCAGCTGGCTGCCCTCCGGCACCTCCTCCACTAGAGAGAAAGTTACCAACATCTGCAGTTGCAACAATAGAGTCTCCACCGTTTGTACCAGGAGATGCACCCCCTGCACCAACAGTTATTGTTGAACCGCTAGCTATATTTAATTTTGTTCCTCCAGGAAAAGAGGTTCTAAATCCTCCTCCTCCGCCGCCTCCGCAACGTTGAGTTCCCCCGCCGCCAGCAGCTAACATAAAATCAAAAGCTAATAATTTAGCACCTCCTCCAGAACCAAATCCTAAGATTTGATATCCAAAAGATTTACTTTTATGATTAGATATATTGGATGTATTTTTTCCTACTTTTAGAGGTTGTATCTCTTTTTCTCTGTGTTTCATATTCTATACTCCTTATGCGTCGTTAGCAGCGTCAGTAGTGAAGAATAATTTAATCCCTAAAAGTTTTGCATCAGCTGTTAAATCGTCTGCTGAAACGTCTCTTGTTACTTGAAAGAAAACTTGTTCATCAGTACTAGGAGACCCTGCAATAGTTACTGCTCCACTTTCTGCTGTAACGTCAATATCGTTTGCTGTACCACTATGCGCTTTTGCTGTTGGTGCTACACCTGTTCCAAAACTAGCATTGATTGTGTCATTATCTGCACAAGCAACACCTGCTAATACCCAAGATACAGTTCCTGTATTAGTGGAGTCTGCTGTAAAGTATGCTTGAAAAGTGATTGTTCCTTCATTCCATGATTTAGGAAATGCAACAGCGAATTGAGCATTCTCATCAGAATCTTTATCAAAATCTAAAGTTCTGATTTCAGGTCCATTTGATAATTCTACTTGTGCTATGTCTGCACAACCATTTGTTGAATTAGGATACATAGCAACTGCTGGAACCCATATTGATTCTTTCCCTGCAATTTTAATTGCAGCTGTATTGTCTCCTCCATCTACGGCTTGAGCAACACCAGTTCCGTTTGGAGCAATAACAATATTACCGTTAGCTCCATCAGTTATTGTAATTGTACCTGAGTTAGTTCCAGAATTTGTGTCTAATATTAAATTGTGAGCACCACTAGATGTTATAGTTGCATCTGCTGCACCCGTTCCAAATACTGTTTCTCCAGTTCCTTTTGGTGCGATAGCTATATCAATGTTTGAATCACCACCTGTTGCGGATAGTGTTGGATCATTTCCTGTAGCAGCGTTTGCTATCGTAAATTCATTTACTGCAGAACTTGTAGCTGTAATTTTAACTGACTCATTACCGTTAGTGTCATTAATAGCTGTACCAATTTTTGGTGAAGTTAAAGTTTTATTAGTTAAAGTTTGAGTTCCAGTAAGTGTTACGTCACCTACACCAAAACCCATGTCAATAATATCAGGGTTTGTACCATCGTTTGCAGAAGCAAATACTATAACAGTTGCTCCATTAGCTACTGCTACACTGCTTCCACTTCCAGAAACATATTTAAAAGTTACAATTTGAGAACCACTTGTAGAATTTTTTAAGAAATAAAAAGTTTGAACATCAATCGGTATAGTAACGTTTCTTCCAGCACTTAATGATCCTGTAAATTCAATCATTCTGTGTGCAAGAGTTGCACCAGTTCCACCATCAGTTACTGAAAGATCTGTATCTCCAGAATCAGAAACAGCTTGCTGAGTAAAACCACCAGATATTTGTTCAATTAAACTTAAATTAGTATTAGTTTTTGTCCCCCACGTACCAGCGTTTTCACCAGTTGCTTGAAGTTCTACCCCTAAAGGTGTAAATGTTGATGCCATAATTTATCTCCTATGCGACGTCAATATATGTTATATTAGTACCCGTGTCAACATCTTGATATGCTTGTATTCCAAACCCTGTGGATACACCAAATCCAGCGACAGAGGTAGTTATTTCTTGACCCGTTAATCCAACAGTCATACCTGCAGGAGTTAGACTTCCTACTGAAAAAGTTGCAGATATCCCAGATAATCCCACAGCCATATCATCAACGGTTACTGATCCAACAGATACTGTTGAAGAAAGTCCAGTTGGGAAAATAAGTTCTGTGTTATCTATTGTAAGACTTCCAACATTAGATGTAGCAGAAACCCCTGTTAATCCAACAACGTCTGCTGGAGCTATTACACCAACAGCACTTGTTATACTTTGTCCTCCTAATCCAACAGACATTTCTGTAGGAGATATTGCTCCAACAGAAACAGTAGCTGATTGACCAGACAATACTCCTGTAAAATCTATTATAGGAGTTGGAGATCCAACACTAGCAGTTGCTGATTGTCCTGTTAATCCTACAACATCTGCAGGATTTAAAGTAAACATTCCCCAACCGTTTTCTCCCCACGTTCCATTACTCCAACCGTTAGGACCTAAATTAGATGTCATTGCATCAGGAGCAGTTAATTCCACTACTAATCCAGACTCACCCCAGTTTTCAACACCCCAACCATCTTGACCCCAACCAACTGCTATTTGTGCATCGACAGTAACATCTCCAACAGATAAAGTTGCTGCTTGACTTGTTAATGTAACAACGGGATTATTACTTTCTCCATAAGGTTCTTCACTCCAACCAGCTCTACCCCAACCTTGATTAGCTCCGGATATAACTTCTCCAATAGATAATGTTGCAGATAAACCTGTTACTTGGACTATTTCATCAGTAGCTTGGCCCCATGAACCACCTGTATTCCATGCATCAACACCCCAACCGCTTGTAAAAGCTTCAGTCGTTCCCCAACGACCTGTGCTCCAGGTTGTTCCTGATTGATTCCAAGTGTTTGCCATAAGGAGAACCTCCTTATGCTAATCGGATGATTGCGTTAGTTGCGTTTGCTGTTGGAAATTGAATTGTAAATGTACCAGAAGATACAGTTTTATCTCCACCAAAAGCAATAACTGCAACAGCTTTGTTAGATTGTGATGAGTTATAAATTAAAGCACCGTTTGCTGTAAAAGACGCTGAAGTAAAACTTACGTCTGTAAAATCGACAACTGCTGTTGTGCTGTCTGTTGTAGGAGTTATATTTGTAAGAGTTGCTCCACCTGATGTGTATGCCGTTCCAGATGAGTTAGTTATTTCATTCGTATCTGCAAAAGCCGTAGTTCCTGCACCTAAAGTTGCAGAGCTCGTAAATAAAGCTATTTTAAAAGTATTTCCAGTAGTGGCTGTAAAATTGTGTGTTCCGACTAAAAGTTCTTGTTTAAAACTTGTGCATATTGCAGATGTTATTGCCATAATTTAATCTCCTACGGGTTTGCTGAGTTTACTGGAATACGAACAGCACCATTAGTATAGTCATCTCTTCGTCTTCGACCAACTTGCTCATTAGCAAACTTTTGTACCTCTTGTTTATACTTATTTTCATATAATGTCAACATATCTATTGGGCCTTTTAAAAAGCCATAGGCTTCCGATAAACAGCAATATAAAAGCCCGTTTGGAAAGTTAAGACTAATGTAATTAGTATCATTATTTTCTAACAGAACAGGCATGAAATTAAAATGCACTCTAAACTTATAAGCTTGATCAGGCGTAGGAGCCAAAGCTATACGTCCCGAAGTAGTATCAGACTCTCCTGTTGCCCCACCGTACATAGCGTAATATTTAGGTTTACCTCTTTTTGCAGTTTCTGTTGATGGAACATATTGTTGTAAATATGTATAATCTTTTTTTTCTAAGTAATCATTAGCCCCTGTAACAGCAGTTGTCGAATCATAAACTTGTATGCTTCTTATAAATAAACATCCTGCTGGAGCATTTACTTGATCTTGTCCTACTACGAAAGATCCAATTTGTTGTTTCCTATCTGCATCAATAGGGACATCTCTCATTATTCTATACTGCGCATTTAAAATTATATTTTCTAAAACACTATCTGACAAAACATTAGAGTCTGTTTCAGTATAACTTCTAATCTGTGTTTTTAATCCTGATGCACTTAATCCAGCCATTATTTAGACTCTCCTTCACACTTACATTCTTTAATTTTAAATAATTTAATAATAAAATTTTTTAATTTTTTTATCATGGTGTTATCGTAACTGGTCCTGCAGACACAGTTGGTCCTCCTGAATCTTCTGTTATACTAGGAGTTGCACCTAGTGTAAACGTATATTTATCTGT